GAACGAAATGGTACGGTCTTGATTGTTACTGAGGATCGCCCACTTGCCACGGCGCTGGGCTTCCGACGCGCGGGTGCAGCCAATGGCGCTCAGCTCGGTAGGCTTGTCGCCCATGCGGCGCTGAAGGTCCAGATCGGCAAACGGGATGACGTCGGTGTCATAGTTGTTCGCCGGGTTGTCGTAGCTGACCAGGGCCCGGGTGTACCGCGTCTTGGCGGAAGCGCTGCCGTAGGAAAACTTGCCGTCGATGACGTTGGCGCGGGTGAAGACATAGTCGAAGTCCTGCGCGCGCGGCATGTCTGCTTGCATCACCAGCTGGCCCTGAGCCCAGTAGGTCATGCCACGGTAAATGCCAGCGATGTCGCGCAGCAGCGACCAAGCATCGGCCTTACCCTGCAGGTTCATGTCGCAGAGGAAGCGCGGCTCTACGCCGCCGACGCCATTCGGCACCAGCTGGTCGGCGTACTGCGCGATCCGGTAAAGCTCCCATTTGTCGACCATGAACGACTTGATGCGCTTGCCCAGTCCGAAACGGTCCTCGGTGCAAATGCCGTACGTGATCCAAGCCGGGTTGTTGGTCCAAGCCTGTTTCATGCTGCCGTCCCACGTGCCGGTGTAGGTCCGGGCGATCGGGTCGTAATTGCTCGGCACCTGCCATTTGCGGGCGCGGCACTTCACGGTGACCGCTGGAATGCTGGTGAACTGCTCGGCATCAAACTCGATGTAAAGCAGTGCGGTGTTCGGGTAGCGCAGCTTTGCGTCGATCACTTCGGTGTAACCCGCGATCAACATCGTGTCTGCGATCTTGTTGCTGTTCTGGTTCGGTGTCAGGCGGCGGGCGCGGATCTGCCAGCCAGTAGTAGCATCGGGCAGGTTGATGCGGGGCGAGCGTTCGTAACGAGTGGTGGTCTTGCCGTCTACAGCGTCGACCAGCACCTGCTGATAGGCGCCGCCGTCCGTGGCCACGTCAATGGCGTAGTCGATGCGGTAGCCGCCAATGTTGCCTTCGTCATCCTGACGCTGCAGTGCAGGCCAGGCCAGACGGACACGCACGGCTGAAAGCTGAATGTTGGTGATCGAGCGAACCCATGGCGCGTCGCTGCGCAATTCGACGTTGAGCGAGGTTTCGTTCTCGACCGACGGAATACCCGGGATATAGGTCTGGTCGACGGAGCCGGAGCGCCAGTCCCACTTAACATTGGGGAAGTTGTAGTTGCCGCTCGCGTCCCGGATCGGAGTGTTGTCCAGATAGATGTCGTAATCGGTTGGGACTTCATCGAACTCGCCCTCGCCCACGGCGATCAGCAGCTTGGCCAGGTTAGTCGAGCGCAAGCTATCGCTGGCTTCGGACGGCGACTTCGGCTTGCTGCTGCCGCCCTTCTCGCCGTGGATGTCGATCTTCTGTGCTGCGCCCATGCTTTCCTCCTGGCGAAAAAAAGCCCGCTCAGCGCGGGCGATTACAAAACTCTACATCGACTAAACCATTGGATCAGCGTAACTAACTTTGAACTCGATTTCTTTTTTTTGCTTGAACAACTCTTTCATCACCCCATTTTGCTCGGGCGAAATACTTAGATTTATACGCCCCGTTTTAATGTCTTTCTTTTTGCCAGACTCCACTAGCGGAACACCAAGCAAACTACCACTGCAAGAGTAATCCAACAGTTTTAATCCTAAACTCAGTTTACCCTCAAAATCTTTCCATTGCTCCAGCTCTCGCAGATCATCGGTTTTAGGTGCATGAAGATAATTGCCTAGTTGTTCTCCAATGCCGCGCAACTCAGGAGTTACAGGGGTATACTTGCACCGTAGCATTGGAAACCCACCCGACCAAACCTCAATACGAACCTCTTGAACACAGCCCGAAAATGCCAACTCTATTTCTTTTCCCAACGCAGCAATCTGCCAACCATTTTTTTTCTTCGCCGTCACATGGTCTTGATACTGTAGATATTCTCGAAGCCTAGATTCTATTCCGAACCTCAGCTCTAGAGCGCAATAGAAATAACAATCTGTGTTTGTTTCGGCCTTGGCGAAAAGATCTTTCGCTCTTGAAAGATGGTTTGTTGCTCCCCTAAAAAACCTTTTAGCTTCCATGTTCATCCCACTCTAAAAAATCACGATCATACCTTGTCTTCGGCATATATCGACGCGGAAATGATCATGCCGCCCCACCGGCGATCGCCGATGCAGATTGGTACCGGGTTACCGCTGGCCGTAGTGTTCTTGGCGCTGCCGAAGGCATAGGACGGGGCATTTTCGGGGGATGCGCTTTGCTTCAGGCCGGAGGCCTGCGGGCTGAGCATTTGAATAACGCCGCCGGCGACCAAGCCAATGCCAGCGCCGATCAGTGGGGCACCAAACGGGGTAGTCGAAAGAAACGTACCGGCAACGATCAAAACCGCTCCGACAATTGTCTGAATTAACCCGGCTTTCTTGCTTCCGTGGATGACCGGAACAATCCGAATATCGGTAGCGCCGCCCAGGCCAAATTCCGCCTCACCAACGTTCTTGCGGTTACGAAATACCGCGAAGCGCATGCCTAGCCGATCAAGGCGCTGGATTTCTTCCTTGAATCCTTCAAGTGTTGCCTTCAGCGCTCTGAATGCCTCCCACGTCTGGCCGGAATCCAAAACCCTCCGATGGACCCTGCCAAATTTGGACGCAAGAGACCCGGACAGCTTGATCGTAGTCATGGGCTGATAGTGAGCAGCGGTGGAATGCATGTCTTTCTCCGGACATAAAAAAACCGCCCGAAGGCGGCTGATTGAATTTCACTTACTGATAATCAACATACGGCCCAATGAAAAAGCCGCTTATGTCTCCGCTGATTCGGTAGAGGCTTTCTTTGCCGCTTTGCACATTGGCAGAGATCGTTCGGATAGCTGCCCCGCCACACAAGCCAGAACCAGCAAGACCTGCTCCGATGCTTGGCGATCCGGGCGACAGATAGAACGAAGCGCGCTGACCTGTTCCGATCTTCGCGGCTTTCCGGCCGTCAACATACACGACGATATCGCAGCCAGATCCAACCATCCCCGAATCCCGGACAACGGTTACCTTGCCGCTTTCACCTGCAGGCTTAGTCTGAAACGCGTACAGCTCGTCGCGCGGTACCGGCGCAGCTTGGTTAACGGGAATTGCGGAGGATGCACACCCCGCCAGCAACGCAACAGCCAACGCCCCTACGAATAATTTCATGCAGGTCACTCCTGTGGAAAGGGACGACTTTAGCATCGAGGGCGCTCGAAATGAAAAAGACCAGCGGGTGGCCGGGCTACTGCGTAACCGAAGGATCAGCTTGGCACCTTGAGCGTCATAAGATCCATCAGTTTTTGCTTGATGACTTCAACAACTTTTGAAAACTGGCCGTCTTCGACCTCTTTTTCCGTGTTAATTACAATATCGCCATCTATGCAGGAAAGCGTGACAGTAATGACTTCGTTACTGGCGAAAAGTGTTACGGGCTGAACATAAAAAGCCTTAGATAAATCTGTGGCGCTTTCTTCCAATGCGATACGAACCGCGAAGTTGTACCGCATATCTTCACCTTGGAGCTCCTTAGTTTGACCACGCTTGAACTCACCGCTTTCGGTGGAGCCGATATCCACGTAATAGAAAAGCTTGCCTGTCTCATCCGTCCAAGACAGTGAGGGAAGTTCTAGCGAAACCTCCAGATCCTTAAGCAGCTGGTAAGCAGCTTTTCGTAAGTGCTCCCAATACTCATCCTGCTCTCGCCGGAACTCAATGAATCGCTCGGTTATTTCGCTGTATTTCAACATCGGGACATTCCTTCGCTCAGGAGAGCCAACATTCTAGCATCGCTCGTCATGCCTCCTGTACGAATCCCCAGTAACGCCCGCTTCGGATTCAGGAGTAGCGTTTGGCCTTCATCAAAGCCAAGGAGCGGTCATGCCAATAAGAAGCCTTGCAAAAAACCTACCGATAGATCCTGACAACTTTGGATCAGTCCTTGGCTGGGGCGTGGTCGAGAAATCACCTTGGAGGTTCATTGATATTTATGCCTCAAAAGATGCAGCCGAGGAGGAAGCGAGGGCTCGCGGGCCGCGTTTCAGCGTTGAATACGGCTCTCACCGACTCGGCACAGACGACTTTATTGGCGGATCAACGCCTCCAAAGTAGTGGGAAGGCTTTC